ACGGTATTATAGGGACAACTTCAAGTTTTTTCCACTTTTTTTTTTTACATCTGGTTAATTTAGTTGTACTTCACTCACTCTTTTTTTAATTAGCTTGGCAAACGATCAATAAATTAGGATTAGATGGCAGAATATTTATATTTGGGATAGATGGAAAAAGGAAAGTGTTTGGAAAACGTAAAAGATTTCGGGGATAGACAGACTAATATAACCCAAATGCCTCTGTTAAAAAATAGAGCAACACGCGCGGCGCGAAAAAGGGGTAAATAAAATATTTTTGGGTGAAGTGCCCTACTTTTGGGGGGAAATTTACGCGGTAAGTACTACCACTTTCTGGCTCTCGACACTATAAAGTTGAGCTCGACACCGTCACGGCGTTGTTGCTCTGGGCCAAGCGCTTTCTGGGCCTTTGCTAATGTTAATGATGTCAATATCGACGGTAAAAGCGTCTTTCATTCTTTTATATAAGCGCTGAAAGGCGGGGCCACTTGCTCCGAGGTTGTTAACGTCATCAACTTGGTTGCTTTTTAGCCTGTCGCCTATCAAAATACATCCATCAGAATGCTTTTCAGAATTCCCGATATGAAGATAAACATATTTAAAGTTTGGCACGTCTTGAAGTTCAAAATGCCAATCAAACCAAGGATATTTAGCCCTGTATTTCTTGGTAAGACCACTTAACACGCGCCTTTGTTTAATTTTATACTTACCCTCTGGTATGCGCGTCTCACCTTCTACTTTTACCTTCTGGAATTGGTCCTCTAAGGTAAAACAAAGGAAATACTTACCCTGATAGAGGAGGCCTATGGTGCTTTCTTTGCTTTCTGAGAAGCGGTATAAAGTAAGATGCATGTCCATTGTCATTTTTTTTTGCTTAGAAGGTGATTGGTTAGCGTGCTTAATGAGGTCTCAATATTGCCCAGTCTAGTGTCGACCTCTTTACGGAATTGCTTGTCTACTCCGTCATTGACTCTAATATTACTATCAATTTCGTTGACTTTTGCCTCTAATTTTTCAATCTTCTTATTCTGTATTTTGTCAACCATTTTATGACCTACAACGGAACCGCCACCACCTAGACCCAAGGCCGCGAGCAATGTGGCCCAGTGCTCAGTTATCCAATCCTCCATAATCTTACTTTGTGAGCTCCTTAAGTTCATCGGCTGATATTTGGCCTTTTACTAATAGGTAGCACGCCGCAATAGCAATAACTAAACGGATTAATGACTTAATCATCCGAGGGCTCGAAAAGTTACCCGAACCACCGTCACGGCTCTCAATGTTGGATTTTATAGAGCCAACGACAGGGATAAAGTCCGTAACTAGATTTAAAATTGATTTTAACATGATTTTTTGTTCAAATATAAATAATTTTGATTAAAATTGCGTATGGTCTTATATATTAACGGTGAAATTACCCAAGAGCTAGCTAATAGCGTTCGCGCACAGCTAGAAAAAACCAAGGGGCCTGTAGATTTGCACATCGACTCTCAAGGTGGAGACGTATTTGCGGGTCTATCAATTTATAATATGCTCCAACGGCGAGATGTAACAGTCTATGTTGACGGAATTGCAGGCTCTATATCTTCGGTCATAGCTTTGGTTGGAGATGAGAGACCGCAAATAAGCGAGACAGGTACGTTCGCTATTCATAATGCTCTTGTAAATCAGACACAAGGTAATCATCATGATCTTAGACAAGTGGCTAGCAGCCTCGAAAAGTTCAGCGATATTGTCGCGTCAGTATATGAGAAAAAGACCAATTTAAAACTCGATGAAATCAAAGAATTGATGAACGCCGAGAGTATTTTCACAGCTAATGAGGCTGTAGAATTAGGCTTTGCTAAAGAAATTTACACGCCACTTAAAGCCGTGGCATACTTTAAAGATATAGATATGAATTTATTAGAAAAATTTAGAGCCAACATGGCGACGCAAGAGGCGTCAGTCACAGAGGCACAAGAACCGAGCGTCAGCGCTGAGGTTGACGCAAATGAAGTAGTAGCAGCTTTTGACGATGACCAACGGTCTGAAATCAGGTTGATAGTTGAGGAGGTTGTCGCTGAATTAATGGCGGGAACAGAGGAGATCGTAGAAGCCAAGGTCGGCGAATCAGTAGCGGCCGTATTAAATGAAATCACAAGCACAGGAAGCGCGCCAAGCAAGGCCAAGATTACCGCACCATCTCAATCGATGGACGCCGTATCTTCTTTCTATCATGCAAAAAATCAAATTAAAGCAATAGGATAATGAGCGATATTACACCCATCACCACAGGGGCAACAGGCATTAAGCCAGTCCCATCGTTTTACCTCCCAGTAGTATTAGGAGCAGAAACAATAAAAAGAGGCCTTTTGAATGTACGGCCTAGATACATGGATAAGGTTGAACTTTTAAAGTTTAAGTCTAGTCAGGACAGCTTTATGGCGCCTGTATCTACTCCCACGGTAACAAGCGGAGATTACTCAATCACAAATAGACAAATTGTGCTTGGAAACATGCAATTTTACAGGACCTATAATCCATTGCGCGATTTTGAGGGTCAGTATGATTTTCTTTGGGCGCAAGGTCAGCTAACAAGTGCTACTTTATCACCTCTAGTAAAGAAGGCTGTTTTGGACACATCATCCACAGCAATAGGAGCTAACATCGAAAAGCTAATCTGGGAGGGTGACACGGCAAGCGGTACAGCATCTCTTAACAGAATGGACGGATTTTTAAAGCTATTTACACAAGATAGCGATGGCGATCTTAATACGGTCGCCTTTGGTGGAGCGTTAACGGCTGCCAATATCATCACTAAGATGGAGGCAATGTTAGCCGCTATGCCGAGCGCTGTTCTAGAGACGCAAAACATTAAATTTGTACTGAGTTACAAAGACAGTTTTAAATACTACGAAAGTTTACGCGATGCAACGATCACAAAGGGTATTAATATCCCCGATAGCGGCATCCCTAGATTTGCGGGTATTAATATTGTCAGCTGTGGAATACCAGAGAATAAAATGATTTTGGGAGTTTGCGATAATTCGAACGATTCTAACCTACAGGCTGCCACTTGGATGGATCAAGATAGAGGAGTTTTAATCGATAGGCTACAGGCCAACTCTGAGGACTTTTTTATCAAAGCCACAATTAAATTTGGCGTGCAGTACGTGAATGGAAGTGAACTAGTCTTTGGATCGTAATGAGTTGCGCGGGAATTTTTGAAGGGGCAACCGTCTCATGTGCTGACCCATTAGCGGTCGGTATTGAGCAAAGGTTGTTTCTCGCAAACTTGGAGGATGTAGCATCTTTCACGTTCGACGGAACCGAGACCAATATGGTCACAGCTATTACGATGGAATCGGGTAAGAAGTTTTTTGAGTTTGAAGGCCTAAAGCAGTCAATTAGTACTCAATCGGAATACACTCCGAAGCCCTATTCTGTAGGGTATAAGCATACCGTAGATTTTAGCGTATTTAATGTCACAGCCTCACAACGTAGGAACTTGGAAGCCATGGCCTTTCAGCCTCAAGTAGCTATAGCGTACGGCCCAAATGACTCAAGCCTCGGAAACGGTGCATTTGAGATACTTGGAATTAACGCGGGTCTTGAGATTGTTACAAATATTCGTATACCCGCCGATAATGAGACAGGCGGAGCGTATAGAATACAGCTAGCAACACCTGACGCGGGGGGAATTGAGAGCCAATTGCCTAGCGTATTTTTTGTTAGTCCCGATTATGCCACCACTTTAACCGCCTTATTGGCATTAAAAGTATAATGGGTAATTTAAGAATGTCTAAGTTTAAATCTGTTTTTCTTCAAAACCTCGAGGCAAAGCGCCTCGGGGTTACTGAGGAACCAGAGGTAAAAAAGACGATAAAGAAAACAGCTAAAAAGAAAGCTAAAAAATGAATATATTCGGGGTCTTAGGCAGCGCGCCTACTTATGCGCGAATTTCGACGGAACGTGATACGACTTTTAACATCACAAATTTCGGAAACGACAACTTATACCCTCAGATGATCGAACAAGTAATGCTCTTATCATCGACCACAAAAAGCGCTGTTAATTTGATGGCTAACTTTATCCGTGGCGACGGATTTGAGCGCGGCGATGAGGAGCTCAATGAGTTAGGGCAAACCGCCAATGATCTATTATATTCAATCTCTAATGATCAAGCCCTTTACAATGGCTATGCGCTACACCTTAATAGTAATGGCCTAGGATCCGTTAAGACCGTTGAGCATATACCATTTGAATATGTGCGCTTAGGGCTAGCAGATCAGAAGGGACGCATTAGAGAGGTACGCGTCTCAAACAATTGGGAGAACAATAACGATGCTATGCTGCCAAGGCCAGAGACCAACGCCACTAGATACC